TCCGTTTCTATTTCTTTTAGTAACGTCTGAAGCGTAGTATAATTTTTTAAAGTTGTCTCCACCTTTGTCTAAAGCGTTTGAAGTTGAGCCCATCATACATTTACCTACAATTCTAGAACCAAGACGTAGTGTAGTTTTTGTAACCCTCCAGTTGTTTAATATATTATCAGGTCTTTCCCATTTACCACTTTCATCATGAGCTAATAGTTTTAGCTTTTCACCATCATAAGAGTTATCACCTGTATTTTTCCAGTCAATAGTTGTATCAAGACCATCTAGTTCCCTAAGTTGTTCATTCGACTCAAGCTTTCTTCTAGTAAGCTTTGATGCCGGAACACGATATGCCAGTTCAGTCTTCGGCCTGTCCATACCATCTTGAATGGGTTTAAAAAAGAACGGGTAGTTAACTGATATGGGTACAACTTTATCTGTGAACATTTTTTTGGCATCTGCTCCAGACTTGGAAAGTATTCCAAACCTAGCATCGGAAGATATTGTAGCCTGGTTGACAAGCTCTGCGCTTGACATAAAAGAGAATCCAGATCGTCTGTTTTTAAGGTAGCACATGCCGTAGCATCTTGTATCTGCTTTACATGCTTCCCAAAATATAAAGAAGAGTCTGTTTGCTTCTCTAAAGTCTGGTGCTCCAATATCGATCTTTGACCATTGCAAGTACATGTAATGAGTGCCAGTAATGTAAGTAGGAGTACCATTGTTATAAAACCAAAATCCTTGTTCTCGTCTAGTAAATTCATTATCAATATAATCGTACCATTTTTCTTTAAATTCAGCTGGATATTCTTCCCAGTCAAATCTACTTTTAATTTTACTTAATTCTTTTGGATATTTTGCTTTTTCCCAGTGTTGTTCCGCTTTTTTTTCACTTCGTTTAAACGGTTCATCTGCTGTTGGTAAAGCAATCCTGAGATTCTGTATTTCAATGATTTGTCCAATTTTACCTGTTTTACTTATTACTATAAAATCATAATCAGAATTATAACCATAATCCCATTTTTTAAATCTATTGTTTTTAGCTAATATCTTAGGATTTACAACGTCCTTAATTTCTTTCCAAAGAGTTTGCTCGTAACTCACTTACTTCTCCCTTCTGCAAAACCTTTAAAAGTTTTTTGTTCTTTTACTTCCTTAGGTTTTTCATTTAGCATATCCTCTTCTTGTTGGATACGATTAAGTATTTCAAAAGCATCAAATATAGCTAGTTTCTTAGTTGCGGCAGCATTCTTTAATCTATCAGCGCTTACATCGTCGTCTGAGTCTACAATCTTCTCTTTTGCTACCTTAATAAGTTCCTCAACTGCTTTTTGCCCAGCTTGGATTATTTTCTTCTTCGTTTCCTTGGTATTCATGAGTTAAAGCTATATCATTTGATTTCATACAATAAAGTCGTTCACCTTCTATAATAAACTCAAACTCAGAGTTAGGTGTAAACGTAATAAGTGTTCCAGGTGTGATTCCTAGAGCTTCTAAGGACTTATTAGAATATTTTACTATTCCAACATTAGGTTGTTCTTTTCTGTTCTCTAAGACACTTTGGTTTTTTAGTGGTTTTACGAAGCAATAATCTAAATGTGTTTTTAAATTGTACATATAGATTTGCTCTAAGGAAACAAAATAAAGATCATCTTTGAAGTGAGTTGAACTATTTCGTTCATTTCCTTTTTGATCATACCATCTTCTAAATATATTATGGTGAATATATAATTCATCCCCTATATTTATTTTAGTAGTATAAGCTGCAGGAGTTGAAACTACTACAGCTTTTTTACTAATAAATCTATGATCTTCAATGCCGCTGTTGATAATAAGATCAGTACCAGCAACTGTTCTTGTATTGTCATACCTATCATTTAACGGTTTGACAATAAAATAATATAAGCTTTGCACTAGTACTTAAGATCATACTCAACAGAAATTGACATATTAGCGTTAAATTTTTTCCAAGGCAAGACTTCATTATTTTTAGTTATAAAAATATTATATGATTGGTCTTTGTCTTCAAAAAGAATATCGCTAATTATGTGTCCGCCATATACTTCCTGACCAGTTGAATAATGCATTGCATCGTTCTTATAGTCAGAACCTATACTAATCTTCCTTATTACTTTCGACATCTTCTTCTATCTTAGTATAAGAACCATCTTCAAGGTCAATATTAATAGCGCCATATTCAGCTTCTAATATTTCTTTGTAGTCTTCTACTTCTTTATTAACACCAGCTATATCATGAAGCAGTCCATGCTTTTGGCTTTCTAATAATCCGATGTTATGGACTAGTTCGTTAAGTTTCTTTTGTTGTTCTTGAATTAATAATAATTCTTCTTCTTTAATTTTCATTTGATTAAATTTAATTGTTTGTTTGTTTTCCTTATTCAGGATCTGCAGGTGTCCATTCTGGAGTAGCTAGTAAAACTAGTATTTCCTCGTGAGTGTAAGTCCCAACAGGCGTCAACGAACCGTTTGTAATAAAGCTAGGCTCTACCTGAAAAGACAAAACACCTTCAGTATTTGCTACGTTTCTTCTCATTGTTTGAGCAGAAGACTGATTCACTTGACTGAACAAAACAGCGTTTGTATCAGATAAGTTAATTACTACATAAGTTGTTGCCATTGTTTAATTGTTATTTGTTAATTACTTGTTATTTATATATTTACTTGTTTTAATTCTTTTTTACGGAGTATTACCACTTCCAGTAACTCTTGATGTAACTACCATATTAGTAGATATTGCATTTGCTGTACTATATGGTGCATCACCTACTAAATTACCTTCTGACATTCCGCTTGATACTCCATTAGCTGTTGTACCTACACCGTTGACTAAGGCGCTTACCGGCATACTTACGCTAGTTCCATTGTTGCTGCCTTTTTCATCAGCTACAATCCAATCATTTCCATCAAAAGAACTATTTTCACCTAACTGCCACCAAGAAATAAGGTTAGAATACGCCGAGTGAGAATTTAAATTACCAGGAAGACCTTCGTTGTAAAGTTCTGTTACTTGTGCAGATGTTAAAGCTGCATTCCAGATTGAAGCGTTAGAAATAGAGCCATCAAAATACGAGCCAGAACCATAAACTCCTATTTTAAATGGATGTGTTGTATTTCTTACTGCGCCAGTTAAAGCAACTGTATCTTTTAAAACACCGTCTAAATATAGTTTAACATTATTACCATCGTAAGTCCCTGACACATTATACCAATTTCCTGTACTCCAATCAGAACCACTAATATAGGCTTGAGCAGCAGTTCCACTACTATTAAACACAATAAATCTTATATTAGAACTTGCTCCACTTGTTTCAAGATTTAATGCAAAACTTCTATCTGTACTACTTAGCCATTTTCCTAAAACACCATCGTCATTTCCTTTTACATCAGAATTGAACCAACAAGAAAAAGAAAAAGAAGTTAAATCATTAAAAACACTTGGATTTCCACAATCTATATAATCACCACTTGAACCATCAAAATCCATAGCATATTTACTATAAGGCGCAACTGTTTGTAAGTCACTTTGAACAAGGTTTGCTTGAGACATTCCTGAGCTTTCACCATTTAGTGTAGATACTGATCCATACACTTCAGTAGCTCCGTTATTAGTTCCGTTGTTAGAACCTTTTGAATCTTCAATACCTGTAGTTGTATTATTTAATTTCCACCAAGAAACAAGGTTAGAAGTAACTGAGTGGTTTAAAAGATTAGATGGAGTTCCATTGTTATAGAGTTCTGTTACTTGTGAAGGTGTTAGATCTATATTCCACATTGATGAATTAGATATAGAGCCTTCAAAGAACTGAAATTCACCAAGATTATTTTGATTACCAACACCTATTCTTCCATTATCAAGAGAAGGTAGGTCGCTAAACCAAGCGGTCTTATCAGTAGATATAGTAAATGTTATTGGAACTTCAACTCCGTTTTTATATATTTTAGGTTGTACTCCATTTTGAATTAGCACTATATGAGTCCAAGTGTTATTAGAAAAAACCGGTGAATTAGATTCAAAAGACCAGGAACTTGTACCGCTGTTTCTTGCTTGACCGCCAATTTTTCCGTCAGATTCTATTCTTATATAAAGAAATCCGTTTCCATTTGTATCTCCAAATTGAATTATTCGGTTTTGGCTTGTAGGAGTAGCATCTATAGGTTTTACCCAACAACTCCAAGAACCTACTGTAGTAGAATTAAGTTGCGTTAAAACACTGTTAATATTTACATAATCGCTACTACCATTGAAATCTAAAGAACTTGTCCAAGGACTTGTAGCTTCGTTAACTTCCCACTCTGTAGTTGTACTATTATAAACCTCACTTGCATCGAGCTTGTACCAAGCTTTTAGATTAGAGCTTTGAGGTATATTAGCTAAAGTTCTTATTGGTGAGCCGTAGTTGTAAAGAGTTTCTACTTCTGAAGTTGATAGTGCTGAGTCAAATATTTGTACGTTTGAAAGTTTACCATTAAAAAACCTACCAGATGCAAATGTATTATTTCCAATAGTTAAAGGATTATTATTAGAATTTAAATTTCTTGTGCCTGAGCTTGAAGAACCAACACTTGTTCCATTTTTATATATAATTAAATTAGTACCATCAAATGTGATTGCACAATGAATCCAAGTACTTGTAGTATTAAAAAAGTTTGTTACATCAGTTTGTCCACTACCGCCAGATATATTTGGATTAAATTTAAATGTTTGATTGTCTTGAAGTATTGACCATCCCCTTGTTGAAGAATCAGCAGTAATAATTCCAGCATTTGAAACTCCAGAATTTAAATTATTATTAATCCAAAAACTAAAACTATATACTGATTGGTCAAAATAAGAATTGTGAGAAACTGTTATATCATTACTACCATCAAAATCAAAAACATAATCTCCAATAGCATTATTTTCTGCTAAATACTGTCCATTCCAAGCAGATGTACCTAAAGGATAGTAAGCAACTGGCTTTGGAGATAAACTCATTGGGTTACCTATACC